TACTCGACGATGCGCTCCGGCCGGTTTGAGCCGGCGGAATTTGGTCGCATCGTGGATGCCGGGAAGCGGTTGGAGGCGCTGCCGATCGTGATCGAGCAGCAGCCTCAGATGCCGCTCTCTCAGATTGCTGCGCGCGCGCGCCAGCGCAAGCGGCGCGACGGGCTCGACGTCGTTGTGGTCGACCACATCGGGCTCGTCCGGCCCTCCGGCCGCTACGCCGGCAACATGGTGAACGAGATCGGCGAGATCACCGGAGGACTCAAGGCGCTCGCGAAAGAGCTTGGTGTCGCCGTGATTGCACTGTGTCAGTTATCGCGTGGCGTCGAGGGGCGCGAGGACAAGCGCCCCGGCATGGCCGACCTGCGCGCGTCCGGCAACATCGAGCAGGACGCCGACGTGATCCTGATGCTGTATCGGGAGCTCTATTACCTCCAGCGCAAAGAGCCGAAGGCGGGAACGCCGGAGTTTCTGGTTTGGCAGGATCAGATGGAGAAGGCGTTCAATCGCCTCGACCTGATCGTAGAGAAGCAGCGCAATGGCCCGACGGGGACCATTCAGGCGTTCGTCGACATCGGGTGCAACGCGGTGCGCGATCAGGATTTCCGCATGGCCCACCCGCTGGGCACGAGCGAGCAAGAGCTATTGGACTTCGCGCGATGATGTCCGTGCGGGAAATGCGGACGTTAATATGCGCGCACCATTATCTCAAATCGGTGCCGGCAGGTGAGAGCTACTATGCGCAGCACGAGGGCGCGATCGTGGTGTTCTCCAGGCCAGCGAACAATCGTTTGGGCATGTGGCTACTCGGGTCTGATTGTGCTGTGTGGGAATTGTCCCGCATGTGGGCACCCGACGGACACCGGCCGAACCTTCTCACAGAAGCGATTAGCCGATGCACCGCGCAGTTTCTCCGCGCCGTCGGTGGCGTGCAAGCATGCCCTGCTCTGGTAAGCTACGCGGACCCAAACGCGGGCCATCTTGGAGGCATTTACCGCGCGGCGTCGTGGCAGTACCTCGGGCAGTCGGAGGAGGGGCGCTCGTATGTCGATGCACGGGGGATCGCAGTGGCGCGGCGGTCTTTTCACTCGGGAGGTCGCGCGCTGCGCAAAGCGGAGATTGAAGCCCGCGGGTTCTCCGAGAGAAAACTCCCAGGTAAGCATCGCTTTGCCCGCGGCCTCACGCGGGAGGCGCGGCGTAAAATTTCATCTCACCCTAACGCTTGCGCGTGGCCTCAAACCGTAGCCTAATAATCCTTCTTTCATGGGGTATGCAGCCATGACCGAATTGACCGATCGTCTTTCCCGAATCATCGTCACCGATGCGCAAGGCGTCTCGCGACGCGACGTCGTGCAGTTGGCGCGCGACTGCCTGGAGGAGATCAGCGCTCTCAAGGGTGCAAAGAAGAAGCGCGAGAAGGCCGCAGCGAACGGCACCCGCGGCACGCGCCTCCCGGCCGACTGGGCGCCGGACGAACTGTACGCCAAGCAGCAGGGCTTGCGGCCGCACGAGATCGCCCGCGAGGCAGAGAAATTCCGCGACTACTGGCGCGCCGCGCCGGGCCAGAAGGGTGTCAAGCTCGACTGGGCCGCGACGTGGCGGACGTGGTGCCGCAACGCTGCCGAACGCCTTGGGCGCGCTCCGATAGTCGTGGCTGCTCAGCCCACGGCGGGGCCCGTCGCCTATGATGCGGCAACCTGGACCGCCATCATGCGGCGGTTCGGCCGCGAGTCGGCGTGGAGCCCGGAGTATGGGCCTCCGCCCGGCGCGCCCGGCTGCATGGTGCCCCCCGAGATTTTGCGAAATAATAACCATCGCCCGTAACTGACGGTTGACATGCGCGCCGTCATTTGAGACGATGCCAGCGTTCTCAGGGCCATCGAGGCCCGCCATTGAACGGGAGAAGCACATGGGGTGCTACGGTCTGCGGATCGAATGGGAAATCCCCGACGGCGATGGCGACCATCGCACGATCACGGTGGACGTGTCGCCGAACAGCGGCGGCTTCCAGATCGACTACATCGACGACCAAGACCTGCCCGACGCTCACCCTCTTATGCAGCGCCTTTATGCGTGCTCGCGCTTTGCCGAGGAGGTGCGGGATGCGCGGGCCGAGGATCGGAGGATGAACGGATGAAGGCAACCGACACGAAGCGCCCCTCCGCTCGAAAGTCGTTCGGACAATATAAGGCTGTCATTGTCCACGAGGACGGGCGCTCCGAAATTCTCGGCAAGGTCTCTCGCCCCCTTGTGTGGAGGGGCAAGGAATCAATGCCGGGTGGCCCGATGCGCTTTGTGCGGGGCAAGACGTTTGCTTCTCGTGAGGAGGCGATTGCCTTTGCAAGGCGAACCATAGACCTGCGAGCCCAAAGGCACGCCGAATACATGGCGTCTTATAATTCGCGGCACGCACAGCGCACGGGAGAGACGGCATGAGCAACGCAACCTCATGGGTGGGCGCGATCTGCGCCCACAATCCGCGCACATGGAGCGGGCTCCGCCGCATCCGGCAGGTCTGCCGCGCCATCCCTGCGTCGGAGTTCGATTTCTACGAACTGCGCGAGGTGCAGTCGACCCTGCATGGCGTGGTCCAAGCGCACATGGAGGCTCAATATATCCCGGCCTTCCTTTCGTTCTTCGCGATCTGCAAATACCATCACGAACTGGTCGACCTCATGCGCGAGCGGTTCGAGGAGAAGATGGCGATCCACCGCGAACTGGTCGCCGCCGGTATCCTGCGCGAGGTGGCGTGGCCATGAGCGTATCCCGCCGCAACGTCACCACGATGTACGCCTACCGCCGCACCGGATGGCGCTGGACGGTGTTTCAGCGCATGGGCGGAGAGCATAGCTTTCCCGTGGCGACGTTCTGGCGGCAGCGCACCGCGCGCCTTATGACCAACGCCCTCCTGCGGGCCTACGATCTCGGAAAGAGCCGACAATGAGTGCGACCGTTCAAGCCTATCCCCTCCAGTGGCCGCAAGGGTTCCAGCGTTGGCGTGGCGCTCGCGCCAACGGAGGGTTCCGCACGGATTTTGACACCGCAGTGCGCAACGTCCGCCGCTCCTTGGAAGGCTTTGCAAAGGACAGCGGCAAGGCCATTACCGCTCCGGTGCTCTCCAGCAACATCGACTTTAACCCGCTGACAGGAGGATCGGGGACGCGCCCGGCCGATCCCGGCGTGGCCGTTTGGTTTACGTGGGACGGCATGCAGGTCTGCATTCCCGTCGATCGCTACGCGACGCCCGCGGCAAACCTCCAAGCAATCCACCACATTGTCGAGGCGCGCCGCGTCGAGCTACGCCATGGCACGCTCGCGCTCGTGCGTGCGACCTTTCAGGGTTTCGTTGCCCTGCCGGCGCCGAAGGGCAAGCACTGGCGCGACATACTTGCTCTGCCGCCGTCGGCTGCTGCAACGCGCGAAACCGTCGAGCAGGCGTACAAGCGTCTTGCCGCGGAGCGCCATCCCGACAAGGCTGGCGGTTCGACCGATGCAATGGCCGAACTCAACAACGCGCGCGACACTGCGCTGCGCGAGATCGCAGCGTAAACCGCAGGTCAACGAGAGGAGCGATGATGGACGAGGAAATGATGCGCGCCCTTGAGGCTGACGGCGAGAAGCTACGACAGCTTACCAACTGTCAAACTCACGGTGGCGGCGATGCCGAGTGAACCGCATGTCGCCGACGCCCTCGGGCGCGCGGAAAGATGGCTCAATGCTTGGGGTTTTGATCCGAAAGTCGCTCGCCGCGCCAATCCAGACGACGAGTCTGGCTTCTTGGTAAGCGATCTAGTCGCCGCCCTCGAATACATGCGCCGCGAGCGCGATCAATGGAACAGCCAGACGCGCCAGATGTCCGGCGGGTTGCTCGCAATTCATGAGGCTCCGGAAGGCGTGACTATCGAGGCGGCGCGCTCCGTCGCCTACGACATCGCCCTGAACTGCATCAAGCCGGACGTGGCAGCGTTCCAACTAGTGCGACGCAGCGGCTCGTTGACCACGGGAGAACGCCAGAATGACTGAGAGCAAGCATACGCCTGACGCTGACATTCTCGCCAGCGCTATCGCGTCGGCGATTTCCAAACACTGGGACGGGCAGTTGCGCGCCAAAGATTGCCGCGCAGCCGCTGAGGCCGTCATGGAGGCAATCGGCGCGCCGGAGATGCTGGCCGAACTTCGTCGGCTTCATGCTCTCTACGGTCATCAGCAGACCGCTAACGTGATCGCCAAAGCGACCGGCGCATTAACGAGTGGAAACCGCACCGATGACTAACGACCTTGTGCGCCGCAACGGCGCGCCACCGCGCGTGATCCAAGGCGTGACGTTCCTCTGCTGGAGCGAGCCCTTCTATCGAGCAAGGCGCAACTTCTGGCAGAGCCAAGATAGAAGTATCCGCATCGACCATAACCATCGGATGGGCTCGAAGTATAGCCTGCTCTTGGCAGGCACGCGCAAGTCAATCCGAGCGCTCTCGCTAGAGGGCGCGATGAAGCGCGCAATCAAGGAACTCGCCGCTCTGCCCAATGCACAACGCCCGGAGCAGAACGATGGCTGAGATCGCAGAACTTATCGAGAGGCTGGAGAAGGCGACGGGGCCGGATCATGGCCTCGATAGAGAGATCGAAAGCTATTTCTGGGACAGTCCGCACCCGCAGTGGAAATCGGATGCGGGATTGCCCCGCTACACCTCCAGCATCGACGCCGCGCTGACGCTCGTGCCGGAGGGTTGGCGCACAGCTTCCGTCGAGGAGCGATTCGTTGGCGGCGAATGGCTATGGTCGTTGAAATCGTGCGGCGTCTATGCATGGGGCGTACACCGATGCACGGCCATCGCTCTTTGCATCGCCGCGCTGAAAGCGCGCGCCGCGTTGGTACAAAGCCTGAGGGACACCTACGTTGACACGAACCGCAAGAAGTTCGGCCTCCCGGCGCGTTCCAACAGTCAAAGCAGCAAGGAGACCCGCGATGGCGAGTGAAGCGAAGCTGCTGCCGTGTCCGTTCTGCGGTGCGACGCCCCATCGGGGGCGCGGCAAACTAACGCCCAGCCAAGATGGTGAAGACCGTCAGGACTTCCGCATCTGGTGCCCGCATGGATGCGCCGCAGCAATCAGTCATACGTCCGAGCTTGTTTCGGCTCAATGGAACCGGCGCGCCCCCTCACCCGCTCCTGCGGAGGGGGAGGACGGACTGGCTGCCAAGGCTTGCGCGGCGAAACGATCGCTTATTGCTTTGCACAAAAAGTATCTCCCACAAGCGTATGAGCACCGTGCGTCGCACCCCCATTATATGGAGCGAGGCGATATGCAGCGCATGTGTGACGCGCTGCTCGACGGTTCGCTCTGTCTTGAGAGCCTAGCTCACGCCCTCTCTGCATCCCGTGCGGAAGTGGAGGTTGAACGGAAATGGCGCGCCGAAACGACGGAGCGTCTACAGCGCATCGGCGAGCGTTATGGATGCCAGCCCGGATCGAACCGTCTCGACTGGCTTGAAGGACACCTTGCATCACTCACGAGTACAGGGACGCACCCGACCGACCCCGCCAAAGAGCATGCTATCACATCTTGGAACCGGCGCGCCCCCTCACCCGCTCCTGCGGGGACGGACAACGCAGACCTGATTGCGCGACTGCGCAAGCCGGTCATGTATCACAGCAACCCCGAACACACGAACGCAGAGCGACGCGAAGCTGCTGCCGCCCTCTCCGCATCCCGTGCGGAAGTGGGGAGGCTGAAGGCGCATGTCGCCGCCATCGCCAATGCTTGCGTTTATTCCGATAGCTACGGCGTCGAGGGAAGCAGTTTTCAATGCTGCCTCTGTTGCACTGCGGGTGGAGCGCCGGGCCTGCCGTTCGAACACACCAAGGACTGCCCGGTAGGCAAGGCCGAAGAAACAGCAGAACGTTGGTATAAGGAGCGCGCCGACGAAATCGCAGAATATGAGGCGGAAGAAAAAGCCCTCCGCGCCCAACTCGCAGAGGCGAGAAAGGCGCTGGAGAGGATCGAAACCGAACCGCGCAATGCTGAATTTTGGGGGCTCAAAGCCCTCCGCTCTCTCAAGTCTCAGGGCGCGGGGGACGCATTCGACACAGACAAGCGAGACGGGGCGTGAATGTCCTCGACCTCTTTTCAGGCATCGGCGGATTTAGCCTCGGCCTCGAACGAGCCGGAATGCGAACCGTCGCGTTTTGCGAAATCGACCAACAATGCCGCGCGGTCCTCAACGAGCACTGGCCTCACGTCGCCTGCTACGATGACGTGCGAACCCTCACCGCCCACCGCCTGGCAGCAGACGGAATTGCCGTGGATGTCATCTGTGGAGGCTTCCCCTGCCAAGACATCAGCATCGCTGGAAAAGGCGCGGGAATTGAAGGGGCGCGCAGCGGCCTATGGTCGGAGTACGCCCGACTTATTGGCGAGCTACGACCCAAATTCGTCATCGTGGAAAACGTCGCAAAGCTGCTTAGTGACGGGATGGGAGTCGTTCTCGGGGACCTGGCCGCGCTCCGGTACGATGCGGAATGGGAGGGCCTACCAGCTTTTACCGTTGGCTCCCCCCAGGAGCGAGATCGCGTCTGGATTGTTGCCTACACCGACGAGTGGAAGCTCCAGGACAGGGGCGCATCATCCGTTCGACGGCGGCTCTCGATCGAGATCGAAAGCCCGAGAGTTGGGGCTGCTCCCGACCGTGACCCTGTGTGGCAACCACAACCGGGTTGGTGCTTCGCCGACTTCCGGGGATGGCCTGTTTACAGTGCTCAAGGCAGCGAACGATGGCGAGAAAATTGGCGCGACCGCCTTATGTCGCTTCGTGGAATGGCTGATGGGGTTTCCCGAAGACTGGACGAGACCAAGGGTCTCGGCAATGCCGTCCTCCCCCAAATCCTGGAAATCATCGGGCGGGCGATCATGAAACACGCCGCTCTCTACATCCACAACCGCCCGGAGGATTCCAAATGATCGCACGATGGGTTCACCGCATGGCCGCTCTCGGGTTCGGCATCGTCTATCGCCGCTACTGTCCGTATCCGCTGAACGGGCGGACGCTGGCGCGCGAGTGCTGCAAGGCTGGTACGTGCGGCTGCGACAATGCCCGGCGCAGGCCGTGAAGGTCAAGATTGTAGAGGCCGCCGCACAAAGATCGCACGCCAATTGAAGAAAGACACCCCATGACCACCCTCCCCCTACGCCGCGCCCTACGCGAGCGCGCCGGCAAGAGCATCGTGGCGCAGATGGCAGGCGCACACCTCCGCTTCGTCCTCCGCGAGATCAGCTTGCGCGGGGAGACACCCGAACGGCTCCGCGATCTTCACGCGGCGCAGGTGAACTACGAGCGGGCGCTGGCCCGATAGCGCCGCGAGCGGCAAGGAGGGATGATGGCACTGAGTTTGGCATGGGCGGGATGTGGGGCTTTAGCGCTCCACGACAAGGTGGGCGTTATCGCCGACCTCCCCGGCGGAATTTATCAGCGCGAGATTGGCCAGCATTGGCGGATCGTCTTCAACGGCTCGGGCGAGACCCGAGCGGAAGACGCCCGTGCTCCCAAGTTGCCGCCGTTCGCTGTCTACATCGAGTTCAACGGATGGCCGGCGGGGATCATCGATCCTAGCGGTGGGATCATCGCTGCTGGCGATGCCGCGAACGAGGATGCGTTTATCGCTGCGATTGAGGCCGAACTAGGCCAGTCAATCAGCGTCGCCTTTGGTGCAACGGCGTAGAGCGTCAGTCAAATTCACACGGGAGAGAGCAATGGGACGTGAAGTCAGGATGGTTCCGCCGGGCTGGCAACACCCAAAGATGGCAAACGGCGATTCAAAGCCGCTCATGAAGGGACCTTTCTCTAAACACCTCGCCAATTGGGACGAGGCCGCTGCCGCCTGGGAGCGGGGCGAAGTTGAAGATTGGGCTCCGGGCGACGGCCCCAAGAAATGGAAGCCCAAGGCTGGGTCCTCCCTCGAATACGAGAGCTATGCCGAATGGGCTGACGAGCGTCCGAAGGCGGAAGATTACATGCCCGAGTTTGAGCCGGGCACCGCAACGATGTTGGTGATGTATGAGAACACCAGCGAGGGCACGCCGATTTCGCCAGCGTTCGCGACGCCGGAAGAGCTAGCGCGCTGGCTCGCCGACAACAACGCGAGCGCGTTCGGCGGCATGACGGCCACTTACGAACAGTGGCTCTCGACCTGCAAGGCTGGCTGGGCTCCAAGCATGATGATGTCTGTATCGCCGAGCGGTGGCGGCACGATGATGTCGGGCGTCGAGGCTATGGCCGAGCCCCAATACTAAATAGAGAGCGAGACGATGAGGCTAATCGGCTTTGCAATTTACCTAGGCATCGGGGCCATGCTGCACGCCATCTTTAACGGCGCGCAATTTGATTGGTCCTCAGCATGGACCTTCGGATGGCTGTTTGGCTGGCCGATCATGCTCGTGGTGACGTTCGGCCTGACCATCTTGGCGGTCATCGTCGTTGGCGCTCTGATCTACGTCGGATGGTCGTGGCTGGAAACAATCGCCCATTGGCGCGAACGCCGCCGCCGGGCTCGGCAATTGTAAGGCGCGAGAACAGGAGCAAAGAGCGATGACGGAAGACCCGCGAACAACGCTATCGGACGGGACGCAGGTTTATCCCGAACACCGCAACACCGTCACCGAGGGGCCGCGCGCCGGTCAACAGCAGGGATACGTGGTGCTAGCCGAGGAAGAGCGCGCGAAGGGCTTCGTGCGTCCAGTGCGGCGATCTTACAAGCACCTCAAATGCGGCGTCGTCACAACGATGGGGCAGACGATCGCGGAGACGTATGCACGCGATCCGTTCTTCTACAGCGGCACTTTCTGCTGCGGTTGCCGAGCACACTTTCCAGTCGGCGCTGATGGCGAGTTCGTTTGGGACGGCACTTCCGAGAAGGTCGGCACATGAGCACGCGAATGGCAAAACCTGAGCACGAGGTTGCGTATCAGGACATATGCTCCCTGGTGAACAAGCACGCCGACAAAATGTCCGCCCTCGAATTGCTGGCGGTCGCGGCCAACATGCTGGGGAAGCTTGTTGCCCTACAGGATCAACGGACGACGACGCCAAGCCAGGCCATGGAAGTCGTCGCCCAGAATATCGAGTTCGGAAATCGGCAAGTACTCGACCAGTTGCAGCAGACCCAAGGTCGAGCCTGACCCTCTCATCATGCAAAAGAGCCCCACGGAGAACGCGATGACGGATGGATACCTACCGACCCCGTCGATTGAGATCGACCAGGACGAGTTCGATTTGTTCTGCGAGTTGACGGAAGAGCAAGCGGACGCCGCGGTCGCGCGCGAGGATAAGAAGTTCAACGACATGCTCGATCGCATGACGCCGTTGGAGCAGTACCGCTATTGGCGCCGCTTCATTCTGATCAGCATTATCGCTAACCGGCGGCGTCTGCGCGACCCGTCCCTTGCCCGCATCGAGTTCATCGATCAGCTATGGCGCGACAGCATCAAGAAGTCGCAGCACAATCTTTTGAAACATCGCCATCACCTGCGGACCGGCGTTTGGCCGGGCGCAGCGTGAGCGGCATTTTGGATACGTTAATGGGAAACCAACGAATGCAAATTGACCAGGACTATGTGAACAGCCTTTCCGTCGAAGAACTTCGACGCGAACTCACGCACGCGCTGGAAGTCAAATACGGCGTTCTCTTCGCGCTCCGCGATGCGCCAGAGTTGCCAGACCCGTTCGTGCTCTTGCACCTCGGCACGGTAGGAAAATGGCCGGAGGATAGCGAGCGCGGGAAGGCATTGCAGCGAGAGCACGGACTCGACGCGATCCCGCCAAAGTCAGAATGCGAGGTTGGCGCTGGTCTGTGGTCGCGCATTCGCTGCGGGCTCGTTAATGAGGAACAATCATGACAACGACGTTCGTGCTGCTTGCCCTGCTCACAACTTGGTCGCCCCGACAGGTGACGTGGGTTGCTGAGTTCTCATCTCAAGAACGGTGTGAGAGCGCCGGAAACATGCTGGTCCAAGCCGCCCGGAGAGCCGGGACTGTTACGTTCGTTTGCGCACCCAAGTAGGGCGACCGTGACTGGAAAAGACCTGCGCAGCATCCGCGTTGACCTGGGCCTCTCGCGTGCGGCGTTCGGCGCCGCGCTAGGCTACCGTCAGTCGCGCAATCTGTTTGGGCTCATTGGCCGATACGAAAGCGGTCGCAAACCTATTCCCCCGAGGCTCGCGGAAGCCGCGCGCAGCCTGCGGGCTCAGCATCCGCGGCAGGGAGACACAGATGAACGATAGCACCGGGATGACGGTGACTGCACCATTCACGATCGAGGGCATCCAGCAGGAACCGCCAGAGCGCAATCTGACGCCCGCCGAAATTCAAGCCGAGCGAGCAAGCGTCGTCGTCAACGCCATGGCCGAGGACAATCTGAAACTCCTTGACGCCATGGCCACGTCCCTGACAACGCTTGCCATGGAAATCCGGGATCACCGCGATCGTCTCAACGCCGGCATCACCGAGCTTGCCGAACTCACCGATCAGGCCAAGCGCGCGCAAGCCGCCATCACGCCCGTCCTCGACGACTTGCGCCAGCGCTACAGCAACGCCGGGAGGAAAGCCTGATGCTCACCGATGCACAGATCGCACGCCGACTCGCCAATGCAGCCCGCCACCCGGTCACCATTGTCATGGGCACAGCGGGCTGCTTCCTGCGCACCCGTGCCGCAGGCTCCGAAGCGATCAGCGTCGATCAGGCCGAGGCCGCCGTGATCGTGCTCGCCGCGAGGATCACCGGCCGAACTCTCCCCGCTTCCCGAAGCCACCGCATTGCGGTACTCTCCGACACGCTTCTCACCTTAACCGGCGACAACGCAGATGCCCGCCAAGCCCAAGACCCGCAAAAAGAAAACCGCAAAGCGGGCGACCGTCCCAGCGCGGTCTAACGGAAAGCATCCCGGCGGAAGGCCATCACCTCTAACGCCAGCGGCAATCGAAAAGGCCGAACGCCTTTATGCCGCTGGCGCAACAGACAACGAGGTCGCCCTGTGTCTCGGCGTCAAGCTGCGCATCGTGCAGCTATGGGGCGTAACTCACCCCGAGTTTTTACGCATCCGCAAGGTCGCCAAGGAAGCCGCAGACAATCGCATCGAGCGGTCACTGTACGAAAAAGCCTCCGGCTACACCCTCGAAACGCAGCGCGTCATCAGCCGGGGCGGCGGAAAGCAGGAAGTCGTCACCGTCACCGAGCACGTCCCGCCAGACACAGCCAGCATGATCTTCTGGCTCAAAAACCGGCGCCGCGACCAATGGCGCGACCGCATGGACGTGCAGAACAACCTCACCGTAACGCTGGAGCAGATCGTCATGGGCTCCTATGGCCAGCCGATCGAGATCGCCCAGCGCACGATCGAGCACGAGCCGAAGGCTGACGACGCGGCGGAATAAAGTCTAACGCCGCATTGTCTAACTCGCCCGGATAGTCTAACATCTAACGCATGTCGGATCGGGCACCATCAAAGGCAGATCAGATCAGGGCGCTGCGCGAGGCGCGGGCCACAGCGAGCGGCGCGGCCAAGCCGGCCGCTCAGCCACCGAAATCCAGAGATCGGAAGGGAAGCCGGGTAGGAGATAAGCCGCGGCCCCACGCCACCGAGCTTACAGAAAGGGGCGGCCACGCCCGGCAGGAGCAGCACAGCGGGCCGACGCGCTCGCGCGGCAAACTCCCGGAGGCCGGCAACGTTGCAGAGCCGCAGGTCGGCCCGCCCGCGCAGCGCGCCGATCACCCTTCCGAACCTGGATCGAAGCGCAAGAAGGCTCCGGCCGGATCGTTCGACAAGCGCGCCTATCAGCGAGAACTGATGCGCAAGCGCCGGGCCGCTGCAAAAGGAAAACTCCCGTGACGTTGCTGCTCAGCAAAGGCTACCCGCGGGTCGGGCGTCCCGAGCGCGGCATGGAGGGCGCAACGCTCACCGCGCGCAAGCCGTGGCAGGCCGAGAATGTAAGCCGCGCTACGTGGTATCGACGTCTCCGATCAGCAGAAAAAATCGCCAGCGTGCTGCCCGACATGCGCCAGCGCGTCGCAACCATCTACCGCTACATGGAGGACGGAACCGTGAGCATCGAACAGACCGACAAGGAAGCTGCGGCCCACGCCGTTGCGCCGCGCGTCACCCTCGACGACATCAAGGCGAACATCGAAATCTGCTTTTACCTCAATGGCAGTGCGATCCCGCCAAGCGCCGGAATTGTGGAGCGCGCGCCCGATTTTGACAGCATCACCGGGTTCGGCGCTCTGCGATCCCTTACGCTTTGCGTCATGGTGCTGCGCAACGGCTTTGTCGTGATCGGCAAGAGCGTGCCGGCGAGCCGGGAGAACTTCAACGTCGAACTCGGGTGCAAATTCGCCTACGAGGACGCGGTGCGTCAGGTCTGGCCGCTCATGGGTTACGCGCTGCGGGAGCGGCTGCACGAGGCCGCGCGATAATTTCCCCTCCCTCGAATGAGGGAGCAAAAAGTGTCGAGGCGATGAAGGGGGAGATCATGACAACGTTCTGGATTGCCGCCATCGTTGTGCTGGGCGCAGCCGTGGTGATTGCGCTATGAATCACTGGCTGGCGGTATTTACAGCAGACGCCGATTTGGCCATTGGCCGGGTGCGTATTGAGCGCGGCGGAGTTGTCGTGTTCCGTGGCAGCATTGAGGGCGCGACGTCAGAAATTTGGCCCGGCGATCAGGTGTTCATGTCGCTGGAGGAGCATGCCGACTTCTTGGAATGGCGCGATGAGTGTGGCCGTCCCAGTCAGAGCGAGCACTGATGATGAACGCGCTGCCGATCCTGATCCAGCCGCACCCATTGCTGCACGCGCAGAGCCGCGACGTGCTGGAGGGCATGCAGCCGGACCGCTTCATCGACGCGATGCGCTCGACGGTGCGCCACCATAAGGCCCTCGGGCTCGCCGCGATCCAGGTCGGCATTCCGCTCCGCATCATGTGCCTCAACGTCGAGGCGACGCGCTTCCCGTTCTACGCGCTCATGAACCCGCAGATCGTGTGGAGCTCGGAGGAGACGGCAGAGCAGCGCGAGTATTGTCTGTCCTCGCCGGGCCAAGCGCGCATGGTGACGCGGCCGACCTCGATCAAGCTGACGTTCCTCGATCGCCAGTTCCGTGAGCACGGCATGGAAGCCAAGGGCCTCGCCGCGCGCGTGATCCAGCACGAGATGGATCACTTCGACGGCCGAACTCTCGGCATGATGGGGATGGTGCAGTGAGCATTACGCGCTGGATCGTTTACCTTTGCGTGCTGCTGGCCGTCGGCACCAGCGGCGCTTTCATGGAGAGGATGCGCCACGCGGAGTCTGTCATCGAGACGCATGGCGTGGGCGTCACAATCTGCGACGGCAAGGGCTTCAAGGTCTGGATCGAGAACCGCCGAATCAACTGGCAATGCACGGCTGACGCCACGTCGGTATTCACGCTCTCAGGGTGTCCCACGCAACCGTCGCGCTTTGTCAATCAGCGTGTCTCGTTCAATCTGGGCCTCGCGCTGACGTGGACGGACGAATGCAGAGCGGATGGGCCGAAGCTGGAGATCACGGGCAGCGAGTTTGACGCGAGAGATCACAAGGGAGAGCGCTATCGCGGATCGTTCCGGCTAGCGGGTGATGGGGGCAGGCGATGACGGTGATCTACTTATCGGAGCGGCCGGAGGCGTGCCGGCCGCGCAAGGCGGACTGTCAGGGCGAGCGCGGCCCGTGCGAGATCATCGTTCTGCCGATGATCCGCATCGAGCGGTACGCAAACATGGACTATGTAGACAGCGTGTGCGGTACTTACGGTCGCCGCGCCCCGCTCACGGACTGCTGATGCGCCATGCTGTCCCTGTATGCCCTGTGGGTCGCGCAGGGCGGTGAGTGCTACTACTGTGGCCGCGCGACATGGTGCAAGGGTGGCGAGACCGAACGTGCCGCGATCGCGCGCCTCTACGTGTTCGACCGCAAGGAACTGCGAAAGCGCGAGGCGACGCGCGAGCACCTAAAGCGGCAGGCCGACGGGGGATCGAGTGACCGCAGCAATCTCGCCATGTCCTGTGCCGAGTGCAACAATGGCCGGGGGGCCGTGCCGTCCCTCGTGCATCTGGCCGCAATGAGGAACAAGCATGAGCGACGCGGCAACGCTGCGGGCAGCAAAGAAACTGGGCGAGGACGCGCGCCGCTGGCGCGAGCAGCCGCAGGTCATGGTCCGGGAACTGTTCGGCGTGACGCCGGACCCGTGGCAGGACGAGGCCCTGATCGCGTTCCCGACCTCGCCGCGGATGGCGTTCAAGGCACCGATCAGCTTGGATGCAGTGGTGTTCACACCTGACGGGGAGCGTCTGTGGTCCGACATCAGGCCGGGGGATCATCTTTTTGCTGAGGACGGAACCTCGACCCGCGTCGTCCGCCGCATTGATGTCGGCGCGGTGCCTTTGTTTCGAGTGGTTCTTGCTGACGGCACGAGCTTGCGGGTTTCGGCCGACCACGAGTGGGACATTTTCACGCCATATGATCGCAAGCGTGGTGGCCGGCGCACGGTGACGACGAGGCAACTTGCGGCGATGCCGTTGCGGCGCGGAAAGCAGCGCCTTGTGTCCCTTCCTGTCGGTGCCGCGGTTCAACTTTCCGAGAGAGAGTTGCCAGCGGACCCGTATCTGCTGGGGCTCTGGATCGGGGATGGCGTCGCCAACGAGCCTCGCTTGATATGCCCCGACCACGGCATTCGTGACGCTATCAGGCAGCGTGGACAGCCGATTACCGAAAGCCGGTTCGTAGCCAAGCGCATTGGGTTGCCGGGATGGCTGCCGGCGCTGCGCGCGACGGGCATTAGCGCGTGCCGTAGTTATGAGAAGGTAATCCCTGCCGTCTACAAGCGCGGTTCAGTTCGGCAGCGCCTAGACCTTTTGCGCGGCATGATGGACTCGGACGGAACCGTAACCAAAAACGGGCAGGTGTATCTTGCGACAAGCTCGTTTGCGCTGGCGACGGATTTTGTTTGGCTTGCGCGGTCCCTTGGTTATTACGCAACCATTGGCGGCCCCTATAAGATTAAGGGTGGCGAGTACCGGGACAGCTATCGCGCAACCATCTCCGGGCCGACGTGTCCGTTCCACGCGGGCACGTCGAAGAAAAAGCGGTGGCGCGCCCCGCGACCGCAGCGGTGGACGCGCTTTGTTGATTCGGTAGAGCCGTGCGGGGAAGGCCCTGCAATGTGCGTCGAGGTGGAGCATCAGTCCCACTGCTTCCAGGCCGCTGACTTCATCGTGACGCACAACTGCAAAGGGCCGGGCAAGACCGCGCTGCTATCGTGGCTCGGGTGGAATTTCCTGCTGACGCGCCCGCACCCGATGATCGGCGCCACCTCGATCAGCGGCGACAACCTGAAAGCCGGTCTGTGGACCGAACTGGCCCGCTGGTACTCGAAAGCTCCGCTGCTGGAAGCGATGTTCGAGATGACCAAGAGCGAGATATTCGCTCGCCAGCACCCCAAGACGTGGAAACTGGAGGCCCGAACCTGGGCGCGTGACGCGGACCCTGCGCAGATCGGTAACGCGCTCGCCGGCGTGCATGCCGATTACGTCATGTGGCTGCTCGATGAGTCCGGCGATTACCCGGACGCGATCATGCCGACGGCCGAAGGCATCTTTTCCGGTGCCCCAAAAGAGGCGCACATCATTCAGGCCGGGAACCCGACGCGACTTGCTGGCCCGCTCTATCGAGCCTGCACGCTGGCCCGCAAGCTGTGGAAGGTGATCGAGATCACGGCCGATCCCGACGATCCGATGCGCACGCCGCGCGTGTCGGTGGAGGTGGCGCGCCAGCAGATCGAGCAGTATGGCCGCGACAATCCATGGGTGCTCGTCAACATCTTCGGGCAATTCCCGCCGTCGTCTCTCAATGCCCTGATCGGGCCCGACGAGGTGAGCGCGGCGATGAAGCGCTACTACCGAGCGGACGAACTGCGCGGCTTCGCCAAGGTCATCGGCGTCGACGTCGCGCGCGAGGGCGACGACATGAGCGTGATCGCGGAGCGGCAGGGATTGCAGGCCTTCCCGTTCCGCGGCTACCGCAACATCGACTCGGTGCAGGGCGCTGGCGTGGTCGCGCGGCGCTGGCAGGACTGGGGCGCCGACGCGGCCTTTGTCGACGCGACGGGCGGCTTCGGCGCGGGCTGGATCGACCAACTGCGCATTCTCGGGCGCGCGCCTATCGGCGTGCAATTCTCCGCCACCGCTCACCAGCAGTCGCGCTACTACAACAAGCGCACCGAGATGTATTTCGACCTCGTGGAGTGGATCAAGCGCGGCGGAGCGGTCCCGGAGAGCGCCGAACTGCTCGCTGCTCTGACGCAGACCCTCTACACCTTCAAGAAGGACAAACTGCTGCTGGAGCCGAAGGACATGGTGAAGGCAAAGCTCGGCTATTCCCCGGACCATGCCGACGCTCTCGCGCTGACGTTTGCGGAACCGGTGCTGCCCGCGAGCGCCCAGGTGCAGGGCCGCCGGCGGATGCAGTCCGAATACGACCCCTATGCGCAGATGAACATCTCGTCTGCGATCGAGAGCAGTTACGACCCATTCTCCGCCGACAGGCGGTGATCCGCGCCGGCGGTTCCGGCATCGCAGAAGCACGAAGGACGAAGCAGATGTTTACCGTGAAGCACATTGGAATGCTGGGCGACGAGGCAATCTATCCGGCCGACAAGGTGACGTTCCTGCCGGTGAAAGCGCAGGAGATGACGCAGGCAGGCGAGTCCCTGCCGAAGCCGGTTCCTAAGATCGTCTTGGACGGTATCACGGAACTGTGTGGGGGCACCGTGTTCGTGATGAACGACAAGGGCCGCACGGTCTCGCGCTACGACCTCGGGGCGTCTCCCGTGCCGATCATGCCGGGCGTCGATGGTCTCACCGCGACGCGCGTGGTGGCGGCCGAGGCCGGCGCTTGGATGCGCTGATGCACTCCCCCGCGCCCGGCCGGGAAATGCCGGGCACTTCCAAATCGAGGCTCTAAGTCAGGCAGAGGAAACGGAAGCGATGGGGATTATCCCAGCAGAAATGCGTACCCCGGAATGGGGCTGCCACGACGGCGTGTCGATCCGCCTGATCGACACCGATCTCGCGCTAAAGGAGGCGATTGAGCGCTGCGGTGTGTCTACGTTCCAAGATCGGCGCTCGTGGCGCGAGCGGCGGCGCGAGCGGATCGCAGGCGCATGGGCGGTGCTGCGCGGGAAGGCATGGGCGGAGTATTATGAGGAATGAACACGCTCGTCGTCACCTTCATCGTCCTGAGCCTGGACATCCATGTGACGGCGGTGAGCCGCACGCCGTTTCCGACCCGCGCGGCGTGCGAGGCGCGGCTGGCCAAGGTGACGGGCGGTGCCCACCTCGACAAAGATTTCATCCTCCAGAGTGCGGAGTGCAGGCGGGATAGGCCGCAGCGCGAGCGCCGGAGCCGGAGATCACGCCGTCGCTAGACGTAGCGACGCGCCCAAGTTATAACCGCAACCATTAGGGGGATGCCTTGCTGATCGCGCGCCGCTCATTTCTCCGGGGCCTCGTGGCGATGTCTGCCGTCGTGGCGGCATCATCGATCATGGCGGTGCGGGCAATCGATCCGCTCATCCTGCGCTCGGGTTTTGAGCCAGCGCTCCACCTCCCCGGCGGCATAGCCGCGTGCAAATCCCCGATGCGACTTGGCGCAATTTTGAGGAGCCCGCCGTGTTCAATCCCGACCGCCCCTACCTCGTTGCTGGCACGATCCTGAGCGGCACCGTCTACCTGCTCGGGGCCTTCATCGCAGGCATGGCGCTGGACAATAAGCTGGCCTGGGCGTCGGCGCTGGCCGCGCTCGGGCTCAATTACATCACCTATTCTGCGCAGATCGCCGGTTACCGGCCGGCCGCAGTGTTCGCCAACATCATCTCGATCGCGCTCGGGCTTGGCGCCGGGCTCGCCCTCCTGCTCATGAGGTAACGCCATGGCCTTCCTATCCGGCCCGACCGCCCCCGCCGCTCCACCTCCGCCGCCAGCGCCGCCGACCTACGGTGCGAACACCGTGCGCGCGGCAGGCAGTCAGGCCCGCGCCGCGGCAGCGGCCGCTGGAGGCTTCGGCTTCGGCGGGACGGAAAAGACGAGCGGTCAGGGCGCAGCCAAGCCCGCGACCGCCATGAAAGAGCTTCTTGGGGCCTAACCGAAAATGGCACAGCAGGACTCGCCCGCCGCCTACACCGAGATGGGCCCTGACCTGCTGTCGCAGCAGCCGGTGAGCGCCCCGGCTCCCGCGCCCTTCCCGCACTGGCAGGTCATTTACACGTACCTGGAGCGCCGCATGGGTTCCCTGCGGTCGTGGCGGTGGTCGGCATGGAGCTACTGGCGCGTGCTCGCCGAGTTCCTGATGCCCTACCGCTACATCTGGCTCGTGGTCGCCAATCGCATGTGGCGCGGCGGCCCGCTCAACAATTCGATCATCGACTCGACCGGGCAGCTTGCCCTGCGGACCTGCGCCGGCGGCATGTGGACCGGCCTGACGTCGCCCTCGCGCCCGTGGTTCAAGATCGACCCCGCCATCATCGGCTTCAAGCCCGACGATGAAGCGAAGGAATGGATGCTCGACACGCAGCAGCGGATTTATACCGTGCTGCACCAGTCGAATTTCTACGACATCATGGCGCAGGCGTTCCGCGACGAGGCCGCGTTCGGCAATGCGCCCGTGATCTGTCTGGAGGATGCGCAGGACGTTGCCCGGTTCTATCTCCCGTGCGCCGGCGAGTATTACCTAATCCTCGGGGCGCGCAACGAGGTGACCGGCATCCTGCGGGAGTACACGCAGACGGTGCAGCAGATCGTCGAGGCTCACACGCTGGAGAATTGCCCCAGCGACGTGCAGCGGATGTGGACCGATGGCAGCTACGACACCGAATTCGTCGTGTGCCAGATGATTGAGCCGAACATCGCCGTGCAGGGCCGCGGCGGACCCAAGCAGGGCGTGCGGCCGGTTCCGGGAACGTATCCCTACCGCGAGGTCTACTGGCTCAAGGGCATCAAGGCTGAGCGCCCGCTGAGCGCCAGAGGCTTCCACGGGCAGCCGTTTGCGGTGTTCCAGTGGTGGCGCGTGGCCAACGATCCTTATGCGCGCTCGCCCGGCATGGACGCGCTCGGGGACGTGAAGCAGGTGCAGCTTGAGACCCGCCGCAAGGCCGAGTTCATCGAGAAGGGCGTGCGCCCGCCAATGGGTGCCGACCCGGCGCTCAAGAACGAACCGGCTTCGATCACGCCCGGCGGCATCACCTACACCGCGCAGGACGGCGCCAAGAAAGGGTTCTGGCCGCTGTTCGAGGTACATCCGCAGTGGCTTGAAGGGCTCTCGCAAGACATCGAACTGGTCAACAAGCGCATCGAGAAGTGCTTTTTCGTGGACCTGTTCATGGCCATCTCCCGGATGGAGGGTGTGCAGCCGCGCAACCAACTTGAACTGACGCAGCGCAATCTGGAGCGGTTGCAGGAATTGGGGCCGGTGATCGAGCTTGCGGAGAAGGCGCTTTCCCTGCTCATCAAGCGCGTGATCGCCATCATGCAGAAGCGGACAGTCATGGGTGCCGACGGGCAGGTGCAGCCGATGATCGCACCTCCGCCCGAGTCGCTGCGCGGCGTGCCGCTCAAGATCACGTATACCTCGATCATGCGGATGGCGCAGCGCGCGGCCGAAGCTGTGGCCATGAAGGACGTGTTCCAGACGGCAGGGGCGCTCTCGTCCGCGGCCAAGGCAGCAGGCAGGCCGGACCCGATTCGCGTGCTCGACCTCGACAAGGCGATGCGCCGTTATGCCGAGATCAACGATTTCCCTGCCGATTGCGTGTTCACGATGGAAGAATTGCAGGAGAACGACGCGCAGGCCGCGCAGGGCCAGGCCGAAGCGCAGGCGATTCCCGCCGGCATGGCAGCGGTGAACGCCGCCAAAACGCTCTCCGAGACGCAGGTGCCCGGGGGCAACCTGCTCAACTCCATGATGACCGGCGCGGTAGGACCAATGCAATGACCGCTTTGCTCGCAATCACGCCTCCCCCGCCGCGCCGCGTTGAGAACGACGACGATTGGCTGACGCGCAAGGAGGCGTCCCGGTATCTTGGCACGCTGGGCGTGCCCCTCTCCCCCGGCACGCTCGCCGTTTACGCGGCGAATAACAACGCCCGGCGCGGCCCGCCCTTCATCCGCTTCGGCTGGAACGTGGTCCGCTACAAGCGCGGCGACCTGCGCATGTGGGTAAAAGCGCGCGTCACCTACGTAGCGTAACGAAGCGGCGTATTGATCGGGATTGTCGCCCATTAAGCGGGAATTAACACCCCGATTGCCGACGGGGCAAATGGCGCGCAAGCCTTGTGCGCATGGGCGCGTTGACCGAGCAGGAAATCTTCGACCGCATGAGCGAAAGCCTCAAGGCTGCCGCCGAGTGCGCTCGTGATCTCGCGACCCTCCCCATCAAAGGCCCAACCTATGACCGCTTCCGCAAGGAATTGCGGCTGATCGAGGGCTGCTGCCGCCAGGCGTCCGCGTGGCGCGAGGATACCCGCTGGCTTAAGGTCGGCATGCTCATGGCGGAGACGCATCAGCGCGCGGGCAACATGCTGCGCGGCTATCGCGAGCCGGATGGCACCAAGCGCGTGTTCGCGCAGGGGACGCAATTCGACTGGTTCTCCAAGCTCGCGACGAACCTCGTTTCGATCAAGGCCAGTTGCGACGCGCTGCGCACCTCGCGCACCGGCCGCACCGGCATGATCCTTCCCGAGACCGGCCCCGCTCCGCACCGCGACCATCGCCCGGTCGGCTGGCGCTCGACCGAATCCGGCCTCGTGATTCCGGCATGATCGAAGATGACGAACCGCTGCCAGAGCCAGACGAGACCGAGGGTGCCGACCCCGACCGCATCGACGTCGGCGACCCTCAAGGCGTCGCCAAGCGCGAGACAAAGATTGCTCGCGAGCGTCGCGAAGTCGCCGATTGGTGGCGCGCCGCGCTCGCGTCGCCTGTTGGCCGGCGCGCCCTGTGGAAGCTCCTCGCCGAGGACTTCCATGCTTTCGAGACCCGCTTTCCGTGCGGTCCGAACGGTGCCCCGCACGGCGAAAACACATGGTTCCAGGCCGGCATTCAGTCATGCGGCGAGCACCTTTACGGCCATCTCATGGGCATCGACGTTGCAGCCGTGCTCCAGATGCACGTTGAAAACGACGTTCAGCGCTTCCCGCCCCGTGTCAATCGCCGAAAGCGAGGCGCGTGATGGCCGATGAACCCATCGACATGACGGTTGGCGGCGGCAACAACGCTGCCCCTCCCGCGGCGGAGACCAGCATCACTCCGTCGCCAACTGCGGGTGCTACCGAGCCCACGACCGGTGCCCCGCCTCCTTCTGCCCAGGCCGAAGCTGCGCCGCAGCCGGCCGCTGACGACAAGCCGGTAGTCGCCGCCGAGGTTCCGACCCTGCTGGAGGACTTCGACGCCGCGAAGGCTGGCGACAAGAAGGACGCCAAGCCTGCCGAGGCGAAGGAGCCCGCAGCGGAAGCCGCGCCGGAGCCGAAGGAGGGCGACAAGAAGCCCGCCGAAGCGCAGCCGGAGAAGAAGCCGGATGCGGCCGAGGCGAAACCCGAGGCGAAGGAGTCGCCGCAGGTCGAGCCTCCGCAGCAGCTTGAGCCGATCGAGTACGCATTCGAGATGCCGCCCGAGATCAAGGCGGACGATCCTCGCATGAACCAGTTCCGGGAGGTGCTGCAAAGCTCGCGCGTGCCAGCGGAGAATGCGCAGCAGTTTCTCAACCTGCACACCGAAGCGATGCGCGAATACGCGACCTACCTCGCGAACGAGCAGCAGCGCATCTTTGCCGACACGCGACGCGACTGGCGCAACCAGATCATGGCCGACGAAGTGCTGGGCGGCGCCGGGCACCAGACCGCGATGACGCGGGCCGCGATGGCGCGCGACGCCCTCGTCCCCGAGGCCGATCGCCAGGCGTTCGGAGAATTTCTGCGGATGACGGGAGCCGGCGACCATCCGGCCTTCATTCGGCTTCTGCACCGTGCAGCGCGTTATGTGAGTGAGCCGCAGGCGGCGGAGTTCTCGACCGAGATCAAGCCGCCTCCGAACAACGGTCGCGCCCCCGGCAGCCGCCGCGGGCTCCTGTACGACCATCCTTCATCGAACAAGCAGTAAGGAGCCTTCGCTATGGCAACCGGTGCATGGCCCACCATCGTCGACGTCGCTTCCCGCCTGGACCCGGAAGGCAAGATTCCGGTCATCGCGGAGATGATGTCGCAGTGCAACGACTACTACGACGACATGCCGTGGGTCGAAGGCAACGAGATGACGGGGCACGAGTTCGTGTTCCGCACCTCGATCCCGGCCGGTAGCTGGCGCTCCTACAACATGGGCGTCGGCTATTCCAAGTCGACCACCGCCAAGTCGCGCGTCGGCGTCGGCATGCTGGAGGACTATTCGCAGGTGGACCGGGCGCTCGCCGAGCACTCCGGCAACCGTGAGAAGTTTCGCCAGTCCGAGGACGTGGCTTTCATGGAGGGCATGTCGCAGACGATTGCGCAGACCTTCTGGTACGGCAACACGGCGGTCTCTCCCGCCGAGTTCATGGGCCTCTCGCCCTTCTACAATACGATCAACACGGCCACCGCGCAGAACGCGGCGAACGTGCTCAACGGCGGCGGCAGCGGCAGCAACAACACCTCGTTGTGGCTGCTCGGCTTGAGCCCGGAGACGATTTTCGCGATCTATCCGCGCGGATCGAAGGCGGGCCTCGACATGGAGGACAAGGGCGACGTCGTGCCCGGCTACGACAACCTAGGCAACCGGTTCGAGGCGTACACGTCCTGGTTCCGCCAGCAGGCGGGCCTCTGCCCGAAAGACTGGCGCTACGGTGCCCGCTGCGCGAACATCGACGTGACGACGGCCGGTCTCGCCGGTCCCAGCGCGCTCGACATCTTCGCCACGATGGCGCAGATGCTTCTCCTGTTCCCGAAGCTGACGCGGCCGACCTCGGGCATCACCAAGACCGATGCGCCGATGGACGATCCGACCCCGCGTCCGGTGTGGTACTGCAACCGCACGCTCCGCCACTGGATGGACGTGCAGGCGATGCGCGACCGGAACGTGCTGCTCCGCATCGAGGACTACGCCGGCATGCCGATCGACGGCTACCGCGGCATCCCGATCAAGATTGTCGATCAGATCGTCAACACGGAAGCTGCGCTGACCTAACGGCCAGCGCTTCGCCCTACGGCCCACCGACGCCCGCGAGCGGGCAGGAGCAGAACAGATGATTAACGACGCATTGGTCAACTTCATCCCCCTCACCACCCCGCTCGACCTGGGCAACGGCGTCGCCGGCGATTATGCCTCCAGCATCATCGACCTGCTCGGGCAGGGTGACGGGACCACGCCGAACAACATCTTCGGCAACGCCACCTACTTCGGCGAGGACCCCGGCATCGGTCGCTTCCGGCCGCAGATCGAGGTGCTGGTGACCGAGGCGTTCGTCGGCGGCACGAGCCTGCAGGTCAAGTTCCAGGCCGCGCCGGACGATGCCGATCACGTCGCCTCGACGTGGACCACGCTGGTCGAGACGCCCGCGATCGCCACGGCCAGCCTCACGCTCAGCCAGGTGCTTGCGCGGTTCGACTTCCCGCCGGCCTTCCCGGCTGGCCTGAACCCGCGCTTCCTGCGGCTGCTGTTCACCACCGTCGGCGTGTTCACCGCCGGCATGGTTCTCGCGCCCGTCGTCATGGTCCGCGACGATCAATCGAACAAGTTCATCCCGCGGAACTACGCCGTCGCCTAACCGGCGGCGGCTTCCGCGTCTCGGAGTAACGTCCCATGGCTGGACGCAAATCGAAGGAGAAGATCATGGCCGAAGCGCAGGCCCAGCAGCCGCGAGAGGCTTCGGCCCCGGCTCCCGTTGTCGACACCACGTCGCCGGAGTTTCAGGCGGCGGTCGCAGCGGCGGCGCGTGATGCCGCCAAGCAGGCGGTGGCGGAGTTGCTGGCAGCCGCGCCGCGGTCGTCGGCGGGCGACCCGGAGGGCTTGATCGAGCGGCTGGCGATGTCGATCGCCGAACTGAACGATCAGGGCGCGGGCCGCAAGCGCGTCGCCCCCGAGGTGTTGCAGCGCCGCGCCCAGCACCTTGCCAGAGCGGCGGAGATCATCACCGAAGCGCGCCGGCTGCATCAGGACGGCAAGCTGTCCGAGATGCCGCGCTACAAGCTGATCGCCAAGGTCTACCTCAACGAGCGCTTTCTGGAGCCGTGGACGAAAGATAACGTCACCAAGAAGCAGAAGCAGACCGAGATTTACTGGCTCGGCATGCCGAACGACGCCATGCGCCCGGTCAATCAGCTTGCGGAGCAGATTTACCGGGAATATCGCGAGGGCATGGGCGGCGCGAGCGTCGCGTCCGACAAGACCATCCCTCCGGTGGTGCCGGACAAGCGCACCTATCTCACGCCGTCCGGCCTTGTCGTGGTCGGCGAGGCCCCGGCAAGCCTCCAGGCTCACGGCCGCGTCGACTTCAAGGACGAACTTGACCTGCCCTCCGATCCGCACGATCCGAACGCCGAGTTTATCAACGTGCTCGGCACGGTGCATGCGCCGGCGCGGCAGGGCTTCGGGCAGAGCACCAGGTAGGCTTGAACGATGGCCGATCTTTACGTCAGCGAGTTTGTGTCTGCGGCATCGGCGATTGGCACGGCCAACCCGCCGGTTTGCCCGCAGCCTGCGCTCGCGATCCAGAAGATCGCCATCGGCGGGGCATCGGTGCAATCGAGCGCCTTCAACGCCCGTACAAAGGCGGTCATGCTCGTCGCCGACGGCGCGTGTCATGTGCTGTTCGGGGCGGACCCGACCGCGACCGCTGCCTCAATGCTGATCCCGGCCAACGTGCCGATCGTGTTTGGCGTCATCTCCGGCGGGAAGCTCGCCGTCATCTCGTAATCGCGCACCGATAAAAGGAACCGACCCATGACTGCATCCGTGCCCGGCGCGCTCAACCTGACCTTGGCGCAGCTTACCAGCGACATGATCGCCGGGCTGGCCGGAACGAACCCGCAGCAGATGCAGGCGACGCTGGGCATTCTGGCGCAGTATTTCAGCCAGTCGTCTCTCGGCATGTCGAACACCGCGATCGCGACGGTCGGCGCCGGGACGCTCACCGCCGCAGCGATCAACGGCGGCGTCATCACCCGCTCGGGCTCGACCGCAGCCTACACGGACACCACGGCGACCGCAGCGCAGATCGTCGCCGGGATGCCTGCCGGCCGCGCGGTCGGCTCGACCTTCCTGCTCATCATCAAGAACACGGTCGCGTTCGCGCAGACGCTCTCGGGCGGTTCCGGCGTGACGCTCTCCGGGCAGACGATCATCCCGCCGAACTCCGCAGGCGTGTTCCTCGTCACGATCTCGTCCGCCACGGCGGTGTCTATCCTCGGGCTCTATGTGGTCCCGCTCACTTCGTCGGCCCTGCTTGCTGCCACGGCGCTCACGACCGTCGGCGCGGGCACGATCACGGCGGCGGGCATTGCCGGCGGCGTGACGACGCGCGGCGGCTCGCAGTCCGGCGCGGCCTTTACCGACACCACCGGCACCGCGGCGCAGATCATCGCGGCGCGTCCGAACGCGAACATCGGCGAGTCGTGGGAGTGGACCTACCGGAACAACACCGATGCCGTCGCCACGCTGGCGGGCGGCACGGGCGTCACCGTTTCCGGCATCACCATTGTCCCGCAGAACACCTGGGCGCGGTTCCTCGTCACCTATACCGCGGCGGCGACTGTCACCATCGTCGGCATCGTGGCTGGCCAGAACGTCGTTCTTCCGCCCGCGAAGTATTCCACCGGCACCGCCGCGACCTTTGCGGCCGGCTCGATCACGGGCGCGTATTTCGTCAACTACATGAACTCCGGGAACAACGCGACGCTGACGACGCGCACCGGAACGCAGATGTTCGGCGACATCCCGAACTGCCAGATCGGCCACACCTACATGCTCGCGATCCGCAACGAGCACGCGACCACGGCAACCATCACGGCTGGCGATGCGAGCGTGACGCTCACCGGCACGATGACCATCGCGCAGAACGTCACGCGCCTGTTCGAGGTGGTATTCACCTCGGCGACGCAATGCACCATCACCTCCATGGGCATCTCGGCGGCCGGCGCGTAACCGATCCTCAGTCCACCCGCTCACAGGAGCCACGACCATGCGGAATTTCCCCAAACTCCTTGCCGGTGCGATTGGCGCTCTCGGCATCCTCGCCGGCATCGCGATCGCGCAGACCATCCCGCGCGTCACGGCGCTCACGAACAACGATCTCGTGCAGGTCATCAAGGCGGGCGCGCC